TAGACAATTACGTAGAAGCGCATCAAGGTGGTCTCGGCGTCATCGGCAAAATGCCAGAGGACGTTGAAAACATTTCAAAATGCGTAAGAGATGATATAATTTGGTTAACAGAAAACCGAAGCAAGATCTCCAAGGGTGTTCCAGCATTGGAAAACATACTCGACGAGTTGACCGGTCTGCACATGAAGACCTTGTATAAACTTGAAAACTTGAGGTAATTTTATGGCACAAACCGGTTACACACCGATTCAACTTTACCGTAGTACAACTGGCGCGGCTGTGCCGTTAGCGGCTGATCTGCTTCCCGGCGAGCTTGGCTTTAACATTGCCAACACCGACATGGCGTTGTACGCTGAAAATGCGTCAGGTACGGTTACTCGGATTATGAACAACCCTGCTGGGTTGAAGTATCCAACGGCGGATGGTACTGCGGGTCAAGCCTTAGTTACAAACGGCTCAGGTACACTCTCTTTTGGGTCGGCTGGAATTTCAACCGGCAAAGCTATCGCCATGGCGATGATTTTCGGATTTTAAGGAACTATTATGGCAAATCCAAACATTGTAAACGTAACAACTATTTACGGTAATACGTCTACTACCGCGTTGAGCAGCACCTCCGCTACGTCGATTGCAAGTAACGCAGCGGCAAGTGGTAAAGTCTACAAGATCAACTCGATCACGGTCGCCAATGTTGACGGCACTGCGGCGGCTGATATAACGATTAACATTTATTCTGCTGCCGCTCTGGGCGGTACAGCTACTGCGATTGTTTCGACTATCTCCGTACCTGCTGACGCTACGTTGATCGTGACCGATAAGACTACGAGTTTTTACTTGCTGGAAGACAGGTCTATTGGTGCAACGGCTGGTACAGCGAATGACTTGGTTGTTACCGCAAGCTGGGAAGAGATTAACTCTTAAAAGGCGACGTCATGTCAATGCGTTTCCTAGCGGGGTTTGTCTCCGCGTTCTATAACCCGTTCAAGGTTCCTAACGCGCCTACTAGCGTTAGTGCGACTGCGGGAGATGCTTCTGCTACTGTTAGCTTTACGGCTCCCGCTGACGTGGGGGGTGGAGCTATTACAGGCTATGGTGTGCAGTCAACTCCAGGCGGCCTTAAAGCCACTAACACAGCGTCACCTATTACAGTTTCAGGATTAACTAATGGAACTTCTTATACGTTTAACGTATGGGCGCTGAATAGCTATGGCCCTAGCCCGTTTAGTGCAGCTAGTGGGAGCGTTAGTCCTGCTGCGGCTAGAGGTTTATTTGGTGGTGGTAATACTTCGGCAACTGCAAACACAATTAGTTACGTAGCTATATCAACAACTGGAAATGCTACTGATTTTGGTGATTTAACAATTAATAGAAGCGGCCCTGGATCGTGTTCATCTACAACACGCGGAATATTTGCTGGAGGTCAAACATCAGCAGAAAACAATGGAACATCTACAATTGATTACGTAACTATAGCTACTACAGGAAATGCTGCAAATTTTGGAAACTTAACATTAGCAAGAAAATGGCTTGCATCATGTAGCTCATCTACTAGAGGTTTATTTGGTGGAGGATATACTGGAGCTAATACAAATACAATTGATTATATTTCCATTGGAACAACCGGAAATGCTACCGACTTTGGTGACTTAACAGCAACGACTCAATTTTTAGCATCGTGTTCATCTACAACACGCGGAATATTTGCTGGAGGGGAAACTGCTGTAGTAGTAGCAACTATTACTTATGTAACTATAGCAACAACTGGCGACTCTACAAGTTTTGGTAGTTTAAGTGTAGGTAGAGCAGGATTAGCATCATGTTCTTCTGCAACCAGAGGTTTATTTGGTGGCGGTAATAATTCTGGTGGAACTTATACAAATATTATTGATTATATTACGATAGCCACAACAGGAAATGCGACTGACTTTGGCGATTTAACATTTGTTAATGTACAAAATTCATCTTGCTCATCAGCAACTCGTGGTTTATTTGGTGGTGGAGTTGATAGTGGATCACTTCCCATAAATGTAATCCAATACGTAACAATTTCAACTACTGGAAATGCTACCGATTTTGGTGATTTAACTGTTTCTCAAAGTAGATTAGCCGCTTGTTCCAACTCTCACGGAGGTCTCTAATGCCATCTTACAGCGGTGTATGGAACCTAGTGCAGCAGTATCAGGCTAAAGCTCAAGGATTGTGGCCTTTGCCACCTTTAGTTGGTGACATTGGTTTGTTTAAAGGCGCAAACGGTACAAACAATATTAACTACATAACAATAACAACAACAGGAAATGCTACTGACTTTGGTGATTTAACTGTTGCAAGGTCATATATTGCAGCATGTGCCTCTGCAACTAGAGGTGTATTTGGTGGGGGGTCTAATCAAAATGTAATGGATTACGTCACCATTGCTTCTATTGGTAACGCGGCTGATTTTGGTGATTTATTAGGTAACGCAGAAGGGCCAACAGGTTGTGGTTCTTCTACTAGGGGCATTTTTGCTGGCGGCGGGGAAGGGGTTGGTAGTAACGTAATTCAATACATTACGTATACATCAACTGGAAACACTACTGATTTTGGTGACATGACAAGAGCCGCATCTACGCCTGCCTCATGTTCTTCTACGACCAGAGGGGTTTTTGCTGGCGGTACTGGCGCTGTTACTACAAATATTATTGATTACATCACCATTGCTACTACCGGTAACGCCACAGACTTTGGCGATCTATTAGTTGCCAGTTATGGTCTTGCAGGTTGCGGCTCTTCTACCAGAGGAATAATTGGAGGGGGTCAAGAAAACGTGGCGGGCACTGTAAATGTTATTCAATACATCACAATCGCCTCAACGGGCAACGCATTAGATTTTGGTGATTTAACATTGGCTCGTTATTATCTTGGGGCAACTTCCAATACAACTCGTGGCGTATGGGCCGGAGGGCTTGGTACTGCTTTCAATGTAATTGATTACGTCACTATAGCCTCTACCGGAAATGCAACTGATTTTGGAGATTTGCCTGCTGGCGCTTCAGGCCTTGCTGGTTGTTCTAACGCTAACGGAGGTTTGTAAAATGGGAATCTCTAACGATTTAATTATCAGCAATATTAACACTGCTCTGGCTATCAACAAGCCGGAGTACAACACTATGCTGGCGAATATTGACAGTAAGATGCCTGCGGTCACGCGAGATACAAGCAATTTCCACAAGTCGCACTCGCAATTTATGCAGGTGACGCTGGACGTAACGGCTATTACGCCTATCCGCTCTATCAAGCATACGTTAGCTGAGATTGACAGAACTAAGTCTGCCCTACAAGAAGCCTATATCAACCTGCGCAAGAAGCAGGTAGAGATGAAACGCAAGACCGCCGCCTTGGAAACAGAAGAAAACCCGTTTGACCGTGAGTTGCTGGAGATCGAGATTCTTGAACTAGGCACCCATCTTGAAGGAACACAAAACGCGGTCAACGGTGCAATCCGCAAGATGAACTTCATGGTCAACCAGCACGCGCAATTGTTGGAAAAGGTTGGAAAGAACGAGATCACAGAAGAAGATTATGAGCTAGAAGAAGCTAAGTATCACATTATGACTTGCATGAAGCAGGGTCTAAATGCTGCTAGAAGCCGCAACGGTGTGATTGACGAAGGCAACATGATCTACCTGTTTGATCTTGGCATCAACGCTGCACAGGCTCAAGCCGAGGTATTCGCTTACCTGACAATGGAGAACGAATTTATCTCTAAAGGCATGGCTCCTACGCACGAGATGACTATGCGCTGGCTTGAGGCTTGCGCTGACAAGTGGGCGGCTGACCCTTCTGTTTTTGCAGCGCGTCGCGGCTTTTCGGTATTTGACCGTAGCAGCTTGACTAACTCGCCACAGCTTGAAATGGCTCCTACCCCAAAGGCGGCATGATGCATTTAGTTGTTGGGACACCGGCTTACGGCGGCATGATGTGCACAGAATACGTGCAGTCATTGCTTACTTTAAAAGAAGCCTGTATCCAGTACAACATCAAGTTAACCTGCATCTTTCTTGGAAACGAGTCTTTGATTCAGCGTGGTAGAAACACGATTGCGTGGCACTTCCTAAATTCAGACGCTACACATTTAATGTTTATTGACGCAGACCAAAAGTTTGTGGCTAACGACATTGCAAAAATGATTAAAGCTGACAAAGGTATCATTGCTGGCGCTGTTCCAATGAAAGGCGTGAACTGGGAAGCAGTTAGGGAAGGCGCTAAAAACGGCGTTCAAGACTTGCATAAGCTGACGGGCATATTCAATCTGAACAAACTGCCGGGGCACGAGATGGTTGATGCGTCTATCCCGTTTCAAGTAAAGCACGCGGGAACAGGTTTCATGTTAATCCGGCGCGACGTGTTTGAGAAGTTGCGGCCTCATGTTGGTTATTACATGAACGGCGGGTCAACGATTCCAACTAATGCAGAAGTTTACGACTTCTTCAAAGTGCAAAATGTTGACCACGAATTGCTGTCTGAAGATTACAATTTTTGCTATGAGTATCGCAAGCATGGTGGAACCGTTTGGGTTGCTCCGTGGTGCGAATTAGGTCATTTTGGCGCGTATTGTTTTAATGGGCAGTACGCCCAAGGAGAAAAGTTATGGCACACAAAGTCATCAAGTACCGTCTAACCGCAGAGGGTACAATTCCTTCGTTTCTATGTTTACATCCTGAAGGTGTAGGCGGTGTTTTTGTTGTTGGTGATCCTGCAACACCTAGTCCTAGAGACCTAGTTATGATTGGTATTAGCGAGGGCGATGATACGGGTGACGCTGAAGTTGTAGAGACGCAAACTGACCTTGAGGCATATTTGACTTCAGTTGGTTCTGATTGGACTACGCGAGGCGCTACACCCGACGCTGATCCTATTCCTTTTGACCCCGTGGCTTCCGCTGCTTGGGTTTGGGGTAGGCTTGATGCGCTGAATGCCTAAACTATGATTAAGTATAAACACACAAGACTGCAAGGGGTGTAACGTGGGAATCTCTAAGTGGAACGCTGGCATCATTCGTCCTGTACCTGTAGCGCCTGCTGGTCCATACGAAAATGGTGCTGCTCCCGGTGTGTGGACGCTAGATCAAGTAGCCTACTGGCAAAAGCAGGGGCTGTGGCCGATTGCGGGGAATGCCCCTCCTTACATCGAGGATGTGTTCTCGACGTATCTTTATACAGGTACGGGTGCTGCAAGGACTATTACTAATGGAATTAATCTTTCCGCTAATGGAGGGATGGTTTGGGGAAAAGTTAGAAGTACAGCACAAGGCCACATAATTTCCGATACTGTTACTGGAACACAAAAAGGATTAACAACTAATTCAACGGCTGCACAATATGCTGACCCACAAGCAGTTACTTCTTTTAATAGCAACGGATTTACTGTTGGGACAACTGGCGAGTATAATTTAAATGGAGCTACCCTAGTCTCATGGACATTCCGCAAACAGCCTAAGTTTTTTGATATTGTGACTTATACGGGGGATGGAACTCAAAATAGAATAATTTCACATAATCTTGGTTCTACTCCGGGTTGCATGATTGTGAAAGATACGTCTGCTGTTGGTTCATGGTTTACTTGGCACAGAAGTGTTTCTGGAGGATTACTATTAAACACAACAGAGGCGGCTCAATCATATTATTGGGATGCCGCAGACCAACCTACATCTACGACACTAAAAGTAAGTCAGTTATATGGAACTAACACAAGCGGACGCACCTACGTAGCCTACCTATTCGCCCACAACGCCGGTGGATTTGGCCTGACGGGTACGGATAATGTGATTAGCTGTGGGTCGTTTGTCACAACAAGCGGAACGAATAATATTACATTAGGCTATGAGCCTCAGTGGCTACTTGTTAAGCCTTCTTCTGCGGCCTCTTCATGGTTTATGTTTGATAACATGCGAGGGATGGTCGTTAATACTACTGGGGATAAATATTTAGAGCCAAATTCAAGTAATGCTGAAGCAAGTCTTGCTAATTTCTTTGATATTAATGCAACTGGATTTAATGAATCTTTTGGTGGCGCATTTGGCTCAGGTGTTACGTGTATCTACATAGCCATACGTCGTGGCCCGATGGCCGTGCCTACGTTGGGAACGAGTGTGTTTAGTCCTGTAGCGTACACGGGAACAGGATCAGCATTACAAATAACATCTGGATTTTCAGCGGATTTGTGGTTGACAGAAAAAAGAGGGGCTACACAACAATTAGGTGGCGCAATAAATGGCACAAGATTAACAGGGCCATCATATAGAGCAACTGGTTCTACTGCCGCCGATGATTCATTGGGAGTTGTTTCTAATTATTTTAATTGGGACAACATGACCGGCATGATTGCATATGGTTATGACGGATTAAATTTGAATGGTGCAACTTATGTTTCTTGGGCAATGCGCCGCGCACCGGGCTTCTTTGATGTGGTTTGCTATACGGGTACTGGAGCAACTAATAATGTTGCCCACAACTTGGGTGTTGCTCCTGAATTGATGATTGTAAAAAGTCGTTCTGCCGCCGGAAATTGGGGTGTTTGGAACAAAACTATATTTGCTGCTAATTCAAGCAATATTATTATTCTTCAATCCGCAAACGCAAGTACGGTTAGCGCGGCGTATTTTAATTCAACAGCTCCTTCTTCTACTACTTTTACTCTTGGGACAGCCGCAGCGGTTAATGGTTCAGGCGCAACATTGGTTGCTTATCTCTTTGCAACCTGCGCTGGCGTAAGCAAAGTAGGAAGCTACACAGGTACAGCGGCATTACAGACTGTCGCTTGCGGATTCACTACTGGCGCTAGGTTCGTGCTTATTAAACGGACTGACGCGGTTGGCGATTGGTATGTTTGGGATTCGGCGCGTGGTATTACGTCAGGTAACGATCCTTACTTACTGATGAACAGCACAGCAGCAGAGGTTACAGGAACCAACTACGTTGACACCGACACCACTGGCTTTAAAGTAACCGCAGCGGCACCGGCAGCGTTGAACGCGGTGGGTGGAACTTATATATTCTTGGCGATTGCGTAAAATGTATGGACCCAATAACAATCGGTGCGGCATTTGCAGTAGCCAAAGCGGCTGTTGCTGGGGTTAAGGAAGCCATCGCGCTAGGTAAGGAAGTGCAAGAATGTTATCACGACATTAGTGCATTCTTTACCGCGCAAGGGCAAATTCAGGCGGCTGTAGTTCAGCAGGAACATGATAAGAAGCTAGGTAAGCCTATTCAGCGGGATGCAACTGCCGAAGCCTTAGACGCTATGTTTGCGTCGCGCCAGATGTTTAAAATGGAAGTGGAACTACGTGAGGCTCTGATCTACGGCTCGGGTAACGAATCGGGCTTGTACGAAGAGATGTGCCAGCGGCGCGACCAAATTATCCAAGAGCGTCGGGACGCGATTGAAGAAGAAGCTAGGCTAGAGCGTATGCGCCTGCGCGAGATTGAGCGCAAGAAAGAGCAGCGGATTCAGAATATCCAAGAGTGGCTGGCGGTAGTGTTTGGCGTAGCGATCAGCAGCTTTATCATGTACGCAGTGTGGTGGATGTTTAAAAACGGGGGCAAAGATTAATGCTGACACTACTTTCTACTCTAGTAAGTTTCCTGATGGGCGGTTTGCCTAAGATTCTAGACTTCTTCCAAGACCGGGCAGACAAAGGTCATGAGTTAAAGATGGCCGCCATGCAGACCGAACGCGAGCTACAATTAGCTGCGGCAGGTTACGCAGGGCAGGCGAAAGTAGAAGAAATCAAGCTCGATGAGATAAAGATTCAATCCTCAGCGGACACGCAACAATCTTTGATTGGTGCTCAGCAGGCAGAAGTGCAAGCTATTTACGCCCATGACATGAGTTTGAACGAAGGAACTAGCCAGTGGATGAAGAACTTCCGGGCTAGTGTCCGTCCTGTGATTACTTTTGGTTTCTTTGGCCTGCTAGTGTTTGTTGATGTTGGTCTGTTTTCTTACGGCTGGTACAACAGTGTTCCGTTCAAAGAACTCGCTGAAATGTTATGGGATTCTGAGACTCAGGCTCTGTTTGCCTCAATAATTGCGTTCCATTTTGGCGGTAGGGCATTTGGAAAATGAACGTAAGTCCGCAATGTTTGAAGATGATCAGGCATCACGAGGGCATAAGACTTCGCCCTTACCGCTGCCCAGCACTTCTGTGGACATGCCTTGTTGGGCATGTGTGTGACCCGAACCACACGAAAATACCGTTAGAGCAGAGAAAATCTTTGCCTATTCCAGAAGGTTGGAGCAGGCAGTTCACAATACAGGAAGCCGATGCGATACTTGCTAAAGACCTTGAAAGGTTTGTCCGAGGCGTATCAAAGTATTGTCCTGTTATTACTTCTCAAGGGCAGCTGGACGCATTGGTC